AAAATACACTGTCCATGCAGTGAAATATAATAAACAACATGATTGTACTTACCTCTACTTTAGTGCCAAGGATTTTGATGGTGATAGTGGTATGGATGCAAGTTGTTTTGAACTTGTAAAATCAGCAGACAACCATTTCAAGGTAGGGGATAAGGTAATGCTGAAGGATTGGGAGAAATTCTATGAGATTCTTGAAGTTAAGGGTGACGAGATTAAGATAAAAAGCAGTTCTGGAGAATACTACTGGTACAGTACAAGTATTCATAATTTTGAAAAGGAAACTACGATGAAATTTGACCCAAGCAAGAAGTACCGAATGGTAGATACGCACGAACCTGTGCGGATTATTTGCACTGACAAGAAAGACCCCACCACACCTTATATTGGTCTTCGTGCTGCAGACCCTGATTATGAAGTTGTCATGTATTTATACGAAAATGACAGCAGGATTGAAGAAGTTCCTCAAGTAGACTGGAGTAAGGTTGAAGTGGACACCCTTGTTTGGGCAGGGAAACTTCCTCGATATTTCCAAGGTTATTGCACGAAAGAAGCCAAGGTTTACTTTTGGCGTGATGGTACTACTTCGGTAACTAACGGTAACGGCGTTTCTTGGGAATTTGCTAAGAAATGCTCTCTGGAGAAACCCAATGCCTGAAGTAATCAAAAACCACGCACTAGCCAAGATTCTCAAGGAAGAATCAGGCAATGTCTATCACATTCCTGAGTTTAAGGATATGCTGAAGATTTTCAGTAAGACTGTAGAGCGTCTTATCCTCGAAGGAAACACGGTGCAACTGCAAGATTTTGGTACGTTCATGCCGAGAGTTAGTCCTGCGCGAAAGGTCTACAGTGGTCTGAAACAGGACTATACTGCTGTACCTAAAAGCCTTACCATGCAGTTCAAGACCAGCGAGCATCTCCAGCGAAGGATTCGTAGTAACTATCGGAAGATGAAGGGAGTAGAATGAGTGAAACTGAACAATTTTACAACGCCATTGCTGCAAAGATGCAAGTAACTAGACCTTTCAGTCAGTTGCATCCTGTAGAAGTACAGCAACTTATTCAGGCAATTAACATGATTCTAGGAGTGATGAGAAATGGATAGTGCTAAACTCCTAGCAAACCGTTGGCAATGTCCTGACGGTACAATTCTGCAATCTTTTCACCGACACGATTGTAAATTTCATACCGACATGAAAACAGGTGAAACTTGTATGGTTGACGGCGGGCTAGGCTACTACATTCGCCTATCGGGAAATCTGAAAGACCTTTGTGTAAACACAGAATCACCTTTTGAGGAAATCCGAGAGTTTTTCCATTGGGGTCATCGAGGCAGGGACGGAAAACAACCTTTGGAGTACGTGCCTTTGTTTTCCTTGACAACTGAGCATATTGAAGCGATAATTGAAACTCAAACGCAAATTCCTGATTACATCAAGGGGGTGTTCTTGCAGGAGTTGGAGTATAGGAAGGGACACAATGACTGAGAAATGCTATAGCCTAAACGAAGAAGACTTCTACGAATGGGAAGACCTGATGAACGAGTTGGAGCAAGAAGAACTCCAAGAAGGTACTGAATACTTTGAAGCAGACAAAGTTGATGTTGCAGTGCATGACTATGTAAATATGCGCGCCGTAGGGTACATACTTGAGTCTATTGACGAACAGGTGTACGATGATATTGGTGAAGTTTACGATAGTGACTTCTATAACGTCTCTACAGAAGCTAAACAAGAGATTGTTGACTTTATGCTGCAATGGGCAGAGAAGCACGTTAATTTACCTTACTGGAAAGTTAAGAACGTGGTGAAGAAGGTTGTCACGAAGGAAGATTTGGAGTAGAATCAAGTTTTACTAATTGAAAGGAAAAGGTATGTCTGAGCGAGTAATGGCTAAAGTAGTGCGGGTTGATGCAATTAGTCCAATCGACGGCGCCGATGCGATTGGAGTGGCTCAAATTGGAGGCTGGAAAGTTGTCGTTAAGAAGGGTGAATTCAATGTTAACTCTATGGCCGTATATTGTGAGATTGATAGTTTCATCCCTCACAGTATTGCACCCTTCCTGACCAAGGAAGGTCAGTTCCCGAAGGTATATAATGAAGTGGAAGGTCAGCGGTTGCGGACTATCAAACTTCGTGGACAGATTAGCCAAGGGCTTTTGTTGCCTATGTCTATCCGAGGTAGTGATGGTTTGGTGGTTGGTGCCTTGTTTACAGAAGGAGATGACGTAACGGAGTTTCTTGGAATCCAGAAATGGGAGCCTCCGCAAGAGTTCCGTGCAGCTAATGCAAAGGGGAGTTTTCCGCACTTCATTCCGAAGACGGATCAAGAGCGTATCCAGAATCTTTCTCGCTCTCTTGAAAAGTGGAATGCTGAAGAGCATCAGTGGCAATGCACTGAAAAGATTGATGGCAGTTCCATGACTGTATTCTACAAGGATGGTGAAGTAGGGGTGTGCTCCCGCAATCTTGAACTGAAGGATGATGGTACAAGCACATTCTGGGAAACTGCAAAGTCCGAAGGTCTTGTTGAGAAGTTGATTGCAGTTGGAAAGAATATCGCTTTGCAGGGTGAATTGATTGGCGGAAACATTCAGGGTAATGCGTATAAGGCAGATAAGTTCCAATTTCACTTGTATGATATTTTTGACATTGACTCGCAAGAATACCTGACACCAGGAGATGTTGAAGGAACTGCTTTGCAGCTAAACATTCGACACGTACCAGTGTTTGGACAGTTCACAACCTTTAATGTTCGCATGGAAGACTTGATTGCTTACGCAGAAGGTAAGAGTGTAGTCGGTGCAAAGCCTGAGCGAGAAGGTTTGGTGTTCAAATCATTGACTGAACCAGGAACTAGCTTCAAAGTAATTTCAAATCGTTGGCTTCTAAAGAACGAAGGATGAACAATGCTAACCATTCAAGATTGGCTTGATGCAGGGTACAAGCAGTACAATCAACCTACTCACAACCTATCTGATTTCCTATTGCAGAAGTGCATTCGAGATGAACAGGGTAAGAAGTATTTCATTAACGTATGGGTGTACGAGCACTTCAATAAGGAGTATTTCTCAAGAGTTCCAGCAATGAAGTCAGTGAGTTTCTCGCCAGAGGTGCAGTTCTGCAAGGAGGGAGACTTCACCACTAACATTGACTTGATCCTGAGTGAAGATAGTACAATCAACGCAGTGGAGCAGCACTTTGAGAGTTTCTGGTTGTTCCTTGATCGACCTTATTATGAAAAGTATCACGAATGAAGGTTGATATGAACTTTAAACCAATGCTTGCTTCACAGATTGATGATCTGTCTCAAGTAAAATACCCTGTCTACGCTTCGTTTAAACTAGATGGTATCCGTGCAATTATCTATAACGGAACGGCTTACTCTCGTTCACTGAAGCCTATCCCTAACAAAAGCATTCAAGAATGGGCAATGAAGAACAAGGATTCACTTGAAGGTCTAGATGGAGAGTTTATTGTAGGCGAACCTAATACGGAAGCAGTATTCCGAGAGACTACAAGTTTTGTAATGTCGCATGATAAAGTAGGTGCTTTCTCGTTCTATGTGTTTGATGCTCTTCCTGCATATCCAGAACAGCCCTACAACGAACGGAAAGGCACCTTAGAGGGTCTTTCTTTGCCAAGTAATACTAAGGTACTACAGCAGACGCTTATCGCGTCTAAGGACGATCTAGAGGCTTTTCGAAGCAATGCTGTAGAGCAAGGGTATGATGGCGCTATGATTAAAGCACCCGAAGGTAAGTACAAGTATGGTCGAAGTTCTGTCAAGGAAGGGTTGCTGCTTAAGTTAAAGTTGTTTAAAGATCAAGAGTTCAAGATCGTAGGTTATGAATGCAAGTACCATAACGCTAACGAAGCCAAGACAAATGAACTCGGACGTACAGCACGTAGTACAGCAAAGGAAGGGATGATTCCCTTGGATACGCTAGGGGTAATCTATCTTCTGACGGAAGATGGTGTAGAATTCGGTTGCGGTAGTAGCTTTGATGATGCTACACGAAAGGAACTTTGGGAGCAGCGTGAAAGCCTTGTTGGAAAGTACGCTACAGTGAAGTATTTTGAGCAGGGTGGGTATGATGTTCCAAGGCACCCTGTGTTCAAGGGTGTCCGAAACGAAATTGATTTTAAGGAGTAAACTATGAAACGTTATTATGAAACTGAAGACGGCACTACCCTAGCTGTAAAGATCAAGGGTGATAAAATCAAGGTACAAGCATCAGGAGGATTCTGTGATTACGTCAAGGACTTGCTTACGCTAAAGGATAACGGTAACGGGTACTTTGTGAAAAGTCATAGTTATGCAAGCACAGAAGCAGATAAGGTGTTCAATCTGAGTTATTCGGATATTGAGTATTTGTACTATGCTTATAAGGCGGTCTTGGAGAAGGAGGAGAATCATGGGAATTGATATTGGAGCGAAACTTATCTATGGGGTTCCGTACTCTGATCTTCCAGAAGAAATCCTAGAAGAAGTTAATGAAATGCTTGATGTTGGTGACTTAGATTACGCAAGTCCTTATTATGACGCCCCTCGGGATGAGTGGATTGTTGGGGTAGAGGTTTATTGCGAAGGTCTTGATGCTGAGGGTATTGGTTATTCAGTGACAGACGCTGAAAGTGAATTGCCTAGCATTATTAAGGATAATTGCGAGTGCGGTACTTATGTTTCTGCGCATGTGAGCTAGTACGAAGTGCTAGTGAATAAGTGACTTGAAATGAGTTAAACAAGGAGGGTTGATGGGTAAGAAAGAACAACAAGAGGATGGGGAACTGCTGTATCACACATCTTGCATCGGTGAAGACTGCACAAGTAGCGATGCTATGGCTGTGTATAAAAAGAAAGATAACAAGTTAGATGCTTTTTGTTTTAGTTGTCAAGGGTATTTCAATGACTCTGAACTTGAAGACGCTGGTGTAACACTACAAGAAACAAAGGTGCATAAAATTAAAGACATTGAAGTGGACTTTTCTTCTATTGAAAGTATCAGCTATCGAGGATGGAAAGAACGAGGTATTACTCGATACACTAGTGAAAAGTACGGTGTACATACAGAACTTGATGAAGAAAACAATGTAATTTCTCGTTACTATCCTGTCACCAGTAGTAACAGAGTAGTAGGGTATAAGAAGCGCACTCTACCGAAGACCTTCATTGGTATTGGTAATACGAAGGCTTCTAACGAACTCTTTGGTCAAAGCGTGTTTGAGTCAGGTCAGAAGTATCTTGTAGTTACTACAGGTGAAGAAGATGCTATGGCGTTCGCTGAAGTTCTGCGTAGTACGTCCAACGGAGTAGAGTATTGGACGCCTTGCGTGTCTATCACCGCTGGTGACGGAAGTATCATTAAGCAGTTCAAAGCTAACTATGAATACCTTGCATCATTCTCCAAAGTAGTTCTAGCGTTCGACAACGATGAACCGGGTCAACGCTATCTTGAAGAAGCAGCACGTATTCTCCCACCAGGGAAAGTTTTCATTGCTAAGTTCCCTCGTGATGTCAAGGATGCGTGTGACATGCTCAAAGTTGGTAAGGCTGCAGAACTCAAGCAAGTATTCTGGAAAGCTGAACCTTTTAGTCGTGTAGATGTTCTACACCTCTCTCAGATGTGGGATGACTTTGAGAACGAAGATTCTAACGTAAAAATTCCATTTCCGGGTGCTTGGAGTGGTCTTAATGAAATGATGAACGGTGGTATGGAGAAGGGTGAAATCACGGTCTTGGGTGCGTTGACCTCGATTGGTAAATCTACACTTGTTTCTAATATCGTGTATAATCTAATTGAGAACACCAACTTCAAGGTTGGTACGATGTATCTCGAAAGTACAAAACGAGAAGTTGTGCGTGATCTTCTTTCTCTTGATGCTGGGATTAATCTTCGGACTAAGGCAAGAGAAGGTATTGATATTGAAGCATTGAAAAAGCGGTTCTTTGAAGGTCTTGCACGAAAGAATCAGTTTGTGTACGTTGACCATCAAGGGAGTATCAGTACGTCTGAAATTTTTGATAAACTGAACTATCTTGCTAAGGCAGAAGGCTGTGACGTTATTGTAATCGACCCAATCCAAGCAGGTGTGAACAGTTCTGACAACGGTGCTATCATTGAGTTTATGGATACTCTTTTGAAGTTTGCTAAAGAGACTGATACTTGCGTAATTGCTGTAAGTCACATGAGAAAACCTGCCGAAGATAATCCTCATGCTGTAAGCGAATACCAGTTAATGGGTTCATCTAGCATCAATCAGATTGCTTTCAACACAATTCTATTGAGTCGAGACAAAATGAATGAATGTCCTGTGAAGAAGTCAGCCACTAAGCTACAATTGGTGAAGTGTCGTAGAACGGGTAACACTGGTGAAGCAGGTTGGTTGAAGTACGACCATGAAACAACGCACTTGTTTGCTACGTCTAACCCGTATGAACAAGTAGTATCTGAAGATGAAGCACGAGAGTTGTCAAAACCTCAGAATGTAAAGATTGATTTTTAAGTAAAGGAAGCAATGAGTAATAAAGACGTAATCTACGATTTGGAAACTTACAAGAACTGTTTTACATTTACCATTGCTTTAGCTGATAACCCAGCAAAGATTCGCACCTTTGAAATCTCTGATCGTAAAGATGATACAGAAGAAATACTAAAGTGCCTTCGTAATCTCATGAACCAAGAGTGGCGAATGGTTGGATTCAATAACATTGGATTTGACTATCCTATTCTTCATGAGATTATGCTAAAGGCTGCAAAGGCTAAGTCAGAAGGGGTAAAACCTAAGTTCACAGCTAAGTGGATTCAAAAGTTGGCACAAGAACAGATTAATTCTACAAAAGATGGAGGATTTCCTAAAGTAATTAAGGAAGAACTGATACATCAAGTTGATCTTTACCTGATAAACCACTTCAACAATAAATCAAAAGCAACTTCTCTGAAAATGCTTGAGGTGAACATGCGAAGTGAAAATGTAGAGGACTTGCCGTTTCCTTTTGATAAAACTCTGACTTCAGATGAAATGGACGTGCTGATTAAATATAATCGACACGATGTATTACAGACGCTGAAGTTTTATAACTATTGTAAGGAGGCTTTGCAGCTTCGTGAAGAACTCACTGAAAAGTTCGGATTTGACTGTACCAACTTCAATGACACCAAGATTGGTAAGGAACTTTTCATTCGCACTCTTGAGAAAGAGAAGCCCGGAATCTGTTACGAGCAGACTTCCAGAGGTAGAAAGATTCGACAAACAAAACGAGACAAGATTATCATCAAAGACTGCTTATTCAAGTACCTAAAATTTGAACGTCCTGAGTTTCAGGCTATTCATGAATGGTTCAAGCAGCAGGTTATTACTGAAACTAAAGGTGCTTTCTCTGATCTATTGGAGCACCAGTTAGGTGATGCTGCTCAGTACGCTGAAATGCTTACGAAGAAGAAGAAAATCAATAACCCTTCAGATAGTAAAGATAAACGCTATGTCCCTACAGAAGACCACATTTCTAGACTTCGTAAAGAACAACCTCTTGGTTGGCTTGAAGAAAAAGAACTGAAGTCTCCTAAAGGTGCGAAGTCGTATTATTGGTGCTATCGTGTAGCAGAGACGGTAAACGTGGTCATCAACGGGTTCCGTTATGACTTCGGCGTTGGAGGTATTCACGGTGCAAAGCAAGGTATTGTCAGAACAGAAAATGGTAAAGTCTGTCGAACCTTGGATGTTGCGAGTTACTATCCCAACATGGCGATCCGACAAAAGATTTATCCTGCACACCTCGGAATGACCTTTTGTAAAGTGTATGAAGACTTGTACGATGAACGTAAGAAGCACCCAAAGGGTTCTGCTGCCAATGCTGCTCTAAAACTTGCTCTAAACGGTAGTTACGGGGAATCAAACAACGAGTTTAGTCCACTATATGATCCAGCTTTCACTATGGCAATTACCTGCAATGGTCAACTCTCGCTTTGTATGCTAATGGAACAACTTATCATTCACTGCAATGCAGAAGTAGTAATGTGCAATACGGATGGTTTCGAGTACGTGATTGACGAACACTTTATCGCTAGAGCAGATGAGATTGTTAAAGATTGGGAGATGCTTACAAGTCTTGAAATGGAAGGTGATACTTACGATGTGATGTACATAAATAACGTCAATAATTACGTAAGTATTACTACCTCCGGTAAAGTCAAGACCAAGGGTGCTTATGAGATTCCAAATTACAAACAAGAAGGCTACAAGAAGATTGACTTTGAGAAGCACGGATTTCACAAGAATCATTCTGCTTTTGTTATTCCGTTTGCAGCAGTAGAGTGCTTGGTTAAAGGTGTTCCTGTAGAAGATACAATCATGCATTGGGATGACCCTTATGATTTTCTTCTGAGAACTAAAGTTCCTCGTAGTAGTCGCCTAGTTTTGTGCTATGATGATGGAAAAGAAGAACTCCAGCAGAATATCTGCAGGTACTACCCTTCTATAGAAGGTGGTAAACTCATTAAGATCATGCCTCCACTAGAAGAAGGCAAGGAAGAACGCAGACTTGGAATTGATACAGAATGGAATGTTAAGACTTGTAATGACATTAAAGATTTTACATGGAACCTTAACTACGATTACTACATCACTGAAGCACAAAAACTTGTTGACGCAATTGTGAAGACACATTACAATACCTGAAATTCACTAAAAGGAACCCAAATGCAACAACTTAAAGATTCTGTCCTAGTCAAAGTCTCTATACAAGGTTCTGCTGTAGCAGGACAAGGCTACATGCTGAAACGTTCAGAAAACGTAGCAGCCTTCTACATTGACGGATGGGGAGAAACTGGTAGAATTTATCCTGTGGCAAGTTCTAGTTCGGTGTATGTTCAAGATACGAAAGAGCAATTGAACGTACCTAGTCTTAATATCGAAGATGGTAGGGATGATACTCCTTTGACAGAGATTTATTTCCCTGAGTATGAGGATTGGAACGTACATTCTGTTGGTGGCGGTAAAGTTATGGCTGTTTGTTTGGTAAAGGAGCAAATGTGGCAACCAAACAACACTAAAGAAAATACTTCAGAAAGTTATAGTCAAGGATAAAATCTATGCTATAATTCAGTTTCACTCTGCTAGTCACAGATAGTAAAGTCACTGTAGAAGACTTTATGATGAAGTACCGTGACAAGTACAACAAAAAATTCTACTAATGTTCGACTCATACTCACGGTACCAAAGAATAGAAGTTAGTGAACTTCTTCACAAAATCACTAAATCTCAACACTAAAGAAAGGTAAGAAAATATGAAGACACTAGAAGGTATGTTGGTTTACGTTATGCTGCACCAAGCAACTCCATGTTACGACA